TCAAGGGCGGAAAAATATTCGTAGTTCTTACAGCACTTGGTACTTTACTTGGTGGTGCGTGGGGCGTGTTTGAATTTTATAAAGACTACCTTAATATGAAAGATTCTATTTCATCGTATGTAGCTCCTGACCTTTCAGAGTTTGATAAGAGTATTGCTTTGACCAAAGAAGAAATGAAAAGCAAAACAGAGCTGATACAAACAGAAGTTGAGATGATAATGCAAGAAATGGAAATGATGATGTCGGAAATCCGCTTGGTGTCCGATGTGGCAAACGAACTTAAAAATGACCTTCGGCAAGATGTAAGAAGAGTAGAGAAAATTGTTAATGATGTAGAGCAACAAGTTAAAGAAGATGCTAGAGATAACTCTAAAGATTTAAAAATTACTGTAGATACAATGGAAGAAGATATGTCAAAATTACAATCTGATTTAGAAGAAAAGATGAAAGAATTACAAGAAAGTATTGATAAACAAATTAAGCTAACTCTTGCTAATCCTTTATCACAAATGAAGTAATGGCTGTTAAACTTCCTAACAACGAATATTTTACACCTACTAAAAAAAGAACGAGCATTGGTCACTCAAACAAATCAAGACCTAAGAATAAAAGAAAGAGATTGACATGGAAAAAATACAACCGTCAAGGCAAGATATAATAGAAGACGTTAGACTTTGGTCTAAAAACTTTTTAGAGGTATCTAATGTACACTTAGGTGGCGTCCCTGCTTGTCCCTTTGCTAAAAAAGCATGGGCTGATAATAAAGTTTGGATTGCTGTTAAAACTAAACACAGCACTTACAAGAAAGAGTTGAATGATTGTATTAAAAATTTAGACTTTTCAAAGAAAGATATATTAATATTCTGCGATCCTTATTACAGTTATTCTCCTGATGAATTGCATTTAGCTACAGAAGATTACAATGAATGGTATAATAGAAAAGATATCTATTTTATGAGTTTTCACCCATCCAATCCAGCAACCGTAGATGAGCAGGAATTTTTAGTTTCTCCTACTGATGAAATAGGGGAAACGCCTGATTATCCCGATTATAAATATTCTATGATGCTAGTACAAAAGTTCTCGCAATTACAGCAAGCTTCTGATAAATTGCATAAACAAGGCTATTATAGTCAATGGCCGAAAGGATACTATCGAGACGTCGTTGTATCTAGACAAGAAAAATACAAAAAGATCAATGGAGGTCTATCATGATGGGTAAGAAAAAAATGGCTAAAGGTGGCGTTGCTAAGATGATGGGTGGCGGCAGAGTTAAAAAAACAGCTAAGATGATGGGTGGCGGCAGAGTTAAAAAAATGGCTAAAGGTGGCGGCGCTATTAATGAACATAAAAGAATAGCTATGGGCATGATGGGTGGTGGCACTGTCAAAAAAACTGCTAGGATGAGAGGCGGCGGAAAAGTTCAAAAAATGAACATGGGTGGCCGTACTGGTGACATGATGTATTCAAGAGGTTATGGTGTTGATGAAAGAAGCAAACGTATGCCTACTGAACTAATGACTGCTCAAGGAATGAAAAAAGGTGGTTCAGCTAAGAAAAAAACAGCTAAGAAAAAAACTAAAAAACAAGGTTACAAAGCTCGTAAAGATGAGTCTATTGCTATGAGAGTTAAAAAGAAAAGAACTAAAAAACAATTAACTGCTAGTAGAAATGAATCTTATGGTAAATTTGGAAGTAAGGCTCGTAAAAAAGGCAAGATCAATAGATAATGCCAACTTATGCTAGCACAGCAAACTTTGATTTTTCTAATAGAGGACTTAATCTTTGGACAATACAAAAACAAACAGCAGCTCTTGCTGCTAATACTATTGAATTAAGTGGAACTGCTTTGTATGGAGCAGCGGCTGCTGATGCTTCTCAAATTATAGAAATAACAGATGTTGTAATTCGTGATTCAAGCAATAATGAATATTCTTGTTCTCCTATTAGTAGATCTACATATTTAAATTACACCGTTAAAACTTCTGGTGGCAGACCAACTCAATTTTATTTTGAAAAAACAATTAATCCTAAATTATTTTTATATCCAGCAGCGGATGCAGCCTACACAGTAGTGTACTATGCAATGCTTAGAATGAAAGATTCTGGTGATTACACTAATAATAATGAAATACCTTTTTCCTTTTTACCGTGTCTGACAGCAGGTTTAGCTTATTATATTTCTATGAAATATGCACCTGACAGAGTAATGATGTTAAAAGGTGTTTATGAAGAAGAATTTCAAAGAGCTGCCGATACTAATAGAGAAAACGTTAGCTCTCGTTTTGTTCCAAAAGTTGGTTTAGTAGGAGGAGGTTATTAATGGGAAGATATTCATCAGGTAAATTCGCATTAAGAATTTCAGATCGTGATGGCTTTGCTTATCCCTATGACGAAATGGTTCAAGAATGGACAGGAGCATGGGTTCATCAATCAGAATTTGAACCTAAATCACCATTACTAAATCCAACTAATCATCCGACAGATGCACAATCTTTACGACATGCTAAACCACAAGTGGTTAGCGTTACCATACCTCTTGGAGGTATTTATATAAATGATGAACTAACTTCAACATCTATGGTAAATGGAGGATCTAATGGTGTTTCTCCTGCAATTGGAGCCAATCGTTTTCAAACAGTTATGCAAACTATACAACAATTTAATCCTATACCTGCGCCAGGAGCTTTAGAAACAGTGCAAGTTAGAACAATGCAACCATTAAGTGGTAGTTCACAAGCTAATCAAGATACTATAATAAACACACAATTAGGAACAGTAACGGTGGCAATATCATGACAACTTTTGCAGAATTACAAACACAAATTAGACAATATACAGAAACATCTTCTGATGTTTTAACAGATACTGTAGTTAATGATTTTATTTCACAGGCTGAACTTCGTATATTTAGAGAAATAGATTTAGATTGTTTTAGAGCTTATGAGTTTACTACTTTAAGTGTTGGTAATGAATTTATTGTATTACCAGGAGCAACTCCAAGTACAATGGCTTTTGTACGCACAGCAACTATTTATCCAACTACAGGAACAGATGCTAATGTAAGAACATATTTAATTCAAAAAGATATTAGTTACATGACAGAATATTGGCCAAATAGAACAACTAATGCAAAACCAAGATATTATGCTATGTGGGATCAAAACACATTATATGTTGCGCCAACTCCCGATGTCGCTTATAATATAGAATTAGCTTTGAATCGTAATGAAACAGGGCTTTCCGCAACTAACACAACAAGTTGGGTTAGTACAAATGCGCCACAAGTTTTGTTGTATGGCTGTTTAGTAGAGGCGTTTAAATACCTCAAAGGACCCTATGACTTACTTGCACAATATGATAAAAGTTATCAACAAGCAGTACAAGGCTTGCAAATAGAACAACAAGGAAGAAGAAGGAGAGACGAATACCAAGATGGTGTTATTCGTTTACCTTTGCCTTCACAAAACCCATAGGAGATAAAAATGGCTATAACACAAGCAGTTTGCAACACATTTAAAAGAGATCTGTTAAAAGGATTTCATGATTTTGCAAGTGGTGGTAGTGTTTTTAAAATTGCATTGTTTACATCAAGTGCAAGTTTAGGAGCATCTACAGAAGATTATTCAACAACAAATGAAATAACAAACACGTCTGGCTCTGCTTATACAGCAGGCGGTGAGACTTTAACTGGTCAATCGGTTACAGGTAGTACATCAGCAACAACAGCATTTGTAGATTTTTCAAATGACCCTCAGTGGACATCTGCAAGTTTTACAGCTAATGGAGCAATGATCTACAACACAACTACTGATGGCGGTTCGGGACAAACGGATGCAGTTTGTATTTTAGCTTTTGGTTCTGACTTTACAGCAACCAACGGTACATTTACTGTTCAATTTCCAGCACCAGGCACAAGTACAGCTATACTGAGATTATCGTAAGGATTTAACATGGCATTGATTATCAATGATCGTGTTAAGGAAACCACGACAACAACAGGAACTGGAACCATAAACCTTGCGGGAGCAAGTGGCGGATTTCAAACTTTCGTTGCGGGGATTGGTACGACCAATACAACGTATTATGCTATTGTAGCTCAATCTGGCACAGAGTATGAAATTGGTATTGGCACAGTAACTGATGCAACACCTGATACGTTATCTAGAACAACAATACTTGAAAGTACAAATGGTGATGCTGCTGTAGATTTTTCAGCAGGTACGAAAGATGTATTTTGTACATATCCAGCAAAACGTGCACCTTCTCCTAGCATGGATGCAACGGCATATGTAACAACACACAATTCTACTTTAAGTGATGATCAAACAATAGACTCAGGAGTTTTAGCAGGACCTGTAACAATTACAGGGACACAAACAATAACAGGTAACTTGGTAATAATATAATGGCTTCAGAAGTAAAAGTTAATAAAATTTCTCCAGCGTCGGGAACTGCTTTTCAAATAGGAGATTCAGGTGATACTACGACATTACCTTCAGGATCTACAGTTACGGCTGCAGGAACTATAAATGTAACAGGAACGATAAATAATACAGGAACAGCAACTGGTTTTGGGGCAATTGATTGGCAAACAGGTGCTATAAAAACATCAACTTTTACAGGTGTTTCTAGTGAAGGTTATTTTGTAAATACTGCTGGAGGAGCAGTAACTGCAAACTTACCTGCTAGTCCTTCGGCTGGTAATCAAATAGCTATTTCAGACTATGGTAATAACGCAAAAACAAATAATATTACAATAGGAAGAAATGGTTCAAATATAGAAGGTTCCGCAAGTGATTATATTATTAGAGAAGATGGAGCAGCAGTAAACTTTATTTACGTTGATGCTACTAAAGGTTGGATTGCTATATCTACCGCTGATGCTGATGCTTCTAAATCTGATTATATTGTTGCTACAGGAGGAACAGAATCAACTTCGGGAGATGAAAAAATTCATATTTTTGAAGCTTCAGGAACTTTCACTGTATCAAATGCAGGAACAGCCAATGGTTCTAATTCAGTTACATATCTTGTTATCGCTGGTGGTGCTGGTGGTGGATTTTCTAATGACGGTGAAAAAGGCGGTGGCGGTGGCGGTGCTGGTGGATTTCGTACAAATTACGGTCCAGGTGCACCCACTTTACCAGGCACAGCTGGTTTATCGGTTTCGGCACAAGCTTACCCTATAACAATAGGTGCTGGTGGAGCTAGTACTAGCCCAGGAAGTACTTCAACTTTTTCATCTATTTCATCCGCTGGTGGCGGAACTGGTGGTCGTGGAACTTCAGGTTCTGGTAATCCAAATCATAATGGTGTTTCTGGTGGTTCAGGCGGAGGTTCTACAAAAGGTGGTTCAGGCGGAGCAGGTAATACTCCTCCCGTTTCTCCTTCTCAAGGAAATAATGGTGGCGCTTCTGGAAATCCAGTTGGCGAATCAGGTTCAGGCGGAGGTGGAGCTGGTGCAGTTGGTGCTAGTGTACCAGGTTCTGGTGGAGCTGGTGGAGCTGGTGGTGGAGGAACCCCTTCACAAATAAACGGAGTAAACGCAGACCGTGCAGGCGGTGGCGGTGGCGGCGGTCATCCTACAAACAATCCTCCTGGAGCTGGCGGTGCTGGTGGTGGCGGTGGAGGCGGTACTGGCGGAACGGCTGGTGGATCTCCTGCTGGAACGGCTGGAACAGCAAATTTTGGTGGCGGTGGCGGCGGTTCTTCTGGAAATACTCCAGGTGTAACTGTTGGAAATGCAGGTGGATCAGGTTACGTTGTAATCAGATACAAATACCAAAACTAATGATATGGCAAATGTACGAATTCGTGATCAAGGAAAACTTACACTAAAAGACTCAGATAATTCTAACGAAGTATCCTTACAAAGTCCTTCTACTGTTGCAGCAGATCAAGACTTTATTGTTCCTAACGCTGATGGTTCAGCAAATAATATTATTACAACAAATGCTTCAGGCACATTATCTTTTACAGATATAAATACTTTAGTTACATCAGATATTAATTGGGACACTACTCCTCAATATAATAATATTACTTTAGTTTCTGGAACAGGATATTTTATTAATACAACATTAGGAGCTACAACAATGACTTTGCCTGCTAGTCCTAGTGTAGGTGACTTTGTAGCTTTAAAAGATTATGCAGGTACTTTTGGAACAAACAAATTAACGATAGATAGAAATGGTTCAAACATTCA